GTTACTTCGTTTCTGGCAGAGGTCGGCACCCAAGTCGAGGCGCTGCGGCGTCTCGCGGAAAGCAAGAAATGAAAACTGAGAAGCGCAAGTACGTTCGGACGCTGAAGGCTTACATCGTCACGGGAGACGACGAAGACAGGATCGTGCGCGCCTATACACCCGCCGAGGCATTGCAGTACTGCATGCCGCAACTCAAGGTGCGACTTGCCTCGACCGATGACGTCATCTGGCTGATGGCCGCGGGCGTCCCGGTAGAGTCGGCAGTCGGCTGCACCAGTGAGCCCGACAACCTGCCCGACGAATCTGCTGGCCTGACTGACTGAACCCACGGGGCGGGAAATCGCCCCATTTTGGAGCACACCAATGACCGCACTCGTACCCGTAGACCAAATCGAACGCATGGCCGTCAGCGTCGCCCGCAGCGGCCTGTTTGGCGTGAAAACCCCGGACCAGGCGATGGCTTTAATGCTGATCGCCCAGGCCGAGGGTCTGCACCCGGCGATCGCCGCCCGTGATTACCACGTTATCAACGGACGCCCCGCCCTGCGTGCTGACGCCATGCTGGCCCGCTTCCAAGCCGCAGGCGGCAAGGTGGAGTGGGGGGAGTACACCGATACCAAGGTCGTCGGCAAGTTCTCGCACCCGTCTGGCGGCAGCGTCGAGGTCGCGTGGACGACGAAGATGGCGCAGGACGCGGGCCTGACCAAGAACCCGACGTGGCGCTCTTATCCCCGCCAGATGCTGCGCTCGCGCTGCATCTCTGAGGGCATCCGCACCGTGTTCCCCGGCGTCGTGGTCGGCACCTACACCCCCGAAGAGGTGCAGGACATGGATCCCCCGCAGACTCCGCGCGCTACCCCGCAGCCCCCGCAACCCGCCCCCGAGCCACAGATGGTCGAGGAGGTCGCCCCGCCCGTGGACGTCGAGGCGCTGATTCAGAAGTGCACCATGACCGCCACGCTGGAGGGCATGGAACTGTGGCGCAATGAGATTCGGCGCGTACCGAAGGGTCCAGATCGCGACCGCCTGATAGAAGCCATCAAGCGCCGCATTGAGGAGATCAAAGCCGAAATGGAACGCGAGCGCCAGGCCCGCGAAGAGCCCGAGATTGTTGAAGCCGAAGAGGGGGTGATCTGATGGAAACACCAGTGCGTTTGACGACCGCAGAGGTCGCAAAGCGCCTGCGCCTGAGTGAGCCGACCTTGCGAGATTGGCGCCGGCGCGGGATCGGGCCTCAGTGGTTCCGTTTGGGGCCGCTGAAGGTGTTTTACTGGCTGAAGGACGTGGAAGCCTTTGAACGGGAGCAGCAGAAATGAAAGACACCGGAGGACCGGCGTTTCCGGCGCGTCACCTTCACCTTGCTTCGAATGAGCACGGCATAACCCTGCGCGATTACTTCGCGGCGAAGGCGATGCAGGGGCTGCTATCTGTCCGCAACCCGATGCTCACAAAAATCGCCGACATTGCGGAAGGGGCATACGCAATGGCCGACGTCATGCTGGCAGAGAGGGACAAGTAATGACCCCCGACGAAATCGCCACCCTGATGAACGACACCGCTGGCCAGCGCTGGGGCGACGAGGCGCACTTCCAGCGGTTTGCCGCTGCGTTTGAAAAGCGCATCTCTGCGGCCTCAATGCCGGCAATCAAGCTGGCAATGGAGGCGGAGCGCGAAAACGGAGCAAGAGCAGAACGCGAAGCCTGCGCCCAGGTGTGCGAGACGCTGCGCCCGAGCAAGCGCGAATTCGACAAACGTTATTACGACGCCTGCACGGCCTGCGCCGAAGTCATCCGCGCAAGGAGCAACGCATGATCCCCACCACCCGCCGCTACCCCCGCACCGTGCTGGAGGCGTGGCCTCACCGCCACCCGTACTGCATCGAGTGCTCGCCGCCGCGCATCCGCTGGGGGCGCATCGTGCTGGCTACGTTTATCGGCGTGGCTGTTGGAACTCTGGCCGCAATCTGGTGGAGCGGAATATGAGCAAACACACACCGGGACCGTGGGAAATCGCCCCCCCACATCAGACGACAGGCTGGGGACTTTGCATTCGGAGTTCAAGCCGAATACTTGCTCGCATGGTTGGAAGGGATCAAGACCAGAAAAAGGCTGACGCCCGCCTAATGGCCGCCGCGCCTGATCTTCTGTCCGTCTGCAAGGAACTCGCGGATTCCGCGGCGTACTGGAGCGAATACGACGTGCCGATCGGGATCGTTGATCGCTTGAACGCCGCCATCGCCAAAGCGGAGGGACAGCAATGACCCAATACCGAGACATCCAGTTCACCGACGGCACCGAACCCACGGTGCTGCGTGGACGCCGGTGCTGCGACGGCCTGTGCGAACAGGGCCGCTGCTGCCCGTACCGCGAGGCGTCTACCCCGACGCCGGATCTGTGGCCTCGGCCGAAGCCGTCTGCGCTGGTGCAGGCTACGGCAATCGCTGCCGTGGCGATACTGGTGGGGCTGGTGATTGCGGAGGTGGTGGCATGACCACGCTACGCGAAGCCGCCCAGCAGGCGCTGGAGGCTCTGGACGAAATATGGTCGCTGGGTTTTAGAAGCACGGGCGACAGGCACAAAAACGCCATCACCGCCCTCCGCGACGCGCTGGCACAGGAGGAGCAGGAGCCGGTGGCGTGGACAACCATGCCACACGCAGATGATTGGCTGTTTGTTTCCGGCGCTGTGAAGCCATCATTGCTGGGTGAGTGGCACCCGCTCTACACCCACCCACCCCGCCGCACCAGTCTACCGCACTGTGAGCGTAGCTGCGAAGCGACCGCTTTCCAGATCGAGATCAGGCGGCTGAAGGCAGAACTTGCGAGGTGGAAGACATGATTCTCCCCGCCGACGTCGCCCGCTGCCTCGGCTACGGTGCTGCCGAGTGCAACACCTGCAAGCGCCTCGCGCCAGCGGATGCAGAGCACCAGTTGTGGACCGGTCCGTGGGAACTCGAAGGGGTTCCTTGTGAAATGAGGATTCCGTATGCAGAAACCGCAGAAAAACAAGGATCGAATAATCGACCTTTTGGGCCTATTAGTCAGGGCCCCACGGACCGTAACCGAACTGTCCGAGCTGACTGGGCTTGACAGGGTTGTCGTGTGGAGCTGGTTGGATCTGATGCGGCAGGAAGGACTGATCTCATGCAAAAGGAGATTTGCCGCACCTTGGATTTACACCTGGGATCCGCCCTCAGTAGCTCCAAACAGTGAGTTAATCCCGCAAGCCAACGTGGCTGAGTTGTCCGTCAAAAAAGCGCAACCTCCGCAGCCCGACGCTTGACCAACCCAGGCAGCACGCGACCGCCACCTCGCACCCAGAGCATCAACTGCTCTTTTGCACCATCCATGTCGCCAGCGTTGACCTTGCGTCGCAAGGTGCTGGTTTGCAGTCGCCCGACGCCGAGGTTGTAGCAGAAGTCGACCAGCGCATTAAACAAGCGCTCGTTGCTCACGCTGGCAGGGCACAGGCGCACAACGCCTGGGGCATAGGTGTGCCGCAGTTCGTGGACGAGCCACTCCTCGGCAAGCGCTTGGGAGATCGGCATATCCTGCATGGTCACCTTTTCCCCGCCGGGCTTGTAGACCGTGCCGTAGCCGATGGTCGGGTAGCCTGCTGGGCAGATGTAGGGCTTCGATGAGAAGCCCTCAAACCTGCGGCACAACTCGGCTGCTATCGAAAGGTTCATAGCCCACGCCAAGTAACGCCGTTGCGAGCATATCCCACGACAGACTTAGCCACACCATACTTTGCCGCTAAAGCGCTCAGTGATTCTGCGGATGAGCGAATTTCGAGAACATCTTTTGCTGTCAACTTGGCGCGAGGGTTGTTTTCTCCGCTCCGGTCATTGAGCCTACCCTTAGCAACGCAGTCGGCCATGTTGATCTTTGGATTCCCAATAAACAGGTGCTTTGGATTGACGCACTTGCGGTTATCGCAGGCGTGGCACAGGTGCTGAAAAGAGCCCAGAAGCGGTCCATTCTTCAGCTCCCAAGCTACTCGGTGAGCGCGCTGCATGACGTAACGACCATCACCATTTGGTACACCAAAGTTACCATACCCACAAGAGTCAAGAGATGCCCGCCACTCCCAACACTCATCTTCTGATCGAAGATCAACTTTGGCCCAGAACCTGTCTTTCAGAGTTCCGCGTACATAGTTGAAGGCTTTGCCCATCACAGTCCCCGCTTAGCCAAACTGCGGTCGATCATCCAATAATTAATAACACCTGTCAAGAGCGCCATGTCGTCACTTGTCCAGTTGCGTGTGATGGCCTCTGTCATTGGCGCCCCGCTTTGGAACGCCATAAGCATGAAGCAGGTTTTCACTGCTCCATACATTACCAACAAGTAGTAAGTCATCACGGGACGCACACTGGCAGACAGCGAAGCCGCCCAGCCGCCAGCCGCTTTGACCATCTGCGTCTGCTGCTGGATTGCGGCGTTGAACGCATCCATCGCGCCCACGTCAACAGCCGCTTCGCGCTGCGCCCCGATCTCGGCCAGCTTCTGCGCGCCACGCTGTTGCTCCAGCGCGCACTGGCGGTCAAACATGGCGAACTCGTGATTGCGCTCGTTTTTCTTGTCCAACCACTTCAGCACCTCGGGGGCAAGGCGAAACACGCCGCCGAGCAGACTGCCAAGAACACCGCCGCCTAAAATGTCAAGCATCGTCCTTCTCCTTGCACTTCGACTTGCCGCTGCCGCTGGCCATGACGCCACCCAGAGCGCCAGCAATGAAGGTTGCCAGCGGCGTGATCAGCTTGAAGAACTCGCTGTCAGCCGGAGCAATCGCATCTAGCGGTTGCGTCACGAACACCAGCGAATAGAGCACTACGCTGACGATGACCACCAGCAGCAGCGCTAGCGTCACGCCTACGATGAAGCGCAGAAGCGCATCTAGGTCACTTTTGCGGTCCATGTGTCGCCATCTCCGCGCAGGTACGAGTGGCCTTGCAAGCCGCTTCTTGGCATTCAGGAAGCTCTGAGTTTGCAGGATCTTGGCACGGATAGCGGAAGCGGTCCTCGCATCCGGCGATCGTCAGCAGCAGGAACAGCAACAGCCAGCGCATCACATTTTCCTCGACGCGAGTGCGGCCATCAGCACAACACCGATCAGCGACAGCCCGATGACCGCGACCAAGACGCTGATCATAATGGCCTCGATCACCTCGCGGCGACGCGCCACCTTCGCCCTATACTGAACCTCCTCGGCCTCACGCTCTCTGCGCTGCCGAGACTGGAACTCCAGCCAATCCTGCCACAACCCCGGTCTGCCCTGGTAAATCATCAGGGTCTTGAGTTCTTCCTCCTGCTGGCGCAGCTTTTCCAGGGCCCAGAACTCTTCGCTGCCATTACCCTTGGCGCTGGCCCTCTTCGACAGTTCAGACTTGAGGCCGAAGTATTCGCCCAGCTTCGCCCCAGCCGCCAAGATGTCGCCACCATTGCTGATGGCTTCCTTGATTACGGCGTAGGCTGCGTTCGCTGCCGCCAGTTCTGCCAGCATCTCATCTGCCGAAGTGCGCCAACACCCAAGACACGATGCCACCAAAGAATGACGCCAGCGTCATGCCGGCCCACAGGCCACCCTTGGATTTATTGGCAAGCGCTAGCAGGGTCTTGACGTCCTTCTGTAGATCATCAACCTGGGCCTCTAGTGTCTTGACCTGTCCAATCAGCAGGCCAAATTTGACTGGATCGATGTCGGTCATGGCGGTCAGCGGGACAGGGCGTTGATGGGTTGTGGGGCAAGCGAATTCTCCTGCGACGCCTGGAACTGCGCCGCAGCAGTAGGCTTGGCACTGCTCAATTTTGTACTAGCCTCGCCCAGCGCGCGCAAGAGTTCGATGCGATCTTTTGCGGGCACCTTGCCGATCAGCGCATCCAGATCCTTGCCAGACTGGAAACCCTTTTCAATCTCGGCGAGAACTTTGGGGTTCATTTTGCCCTGAAGGATGCGCAGCGCTTCGTTGGCAAGCGTGACCTTGACGTTCAAAAACCCTGGAAACTTGAAGTCGTACTTGTTGGCGTTGATGATTTCGTCCAGCGCCTTCCGGCCGCGCATTGCTTGATCTGCAATGTTCGCGCCTTGCCTCAATTCCCCCGCCACCGACTGCACGGCCTGCATCTGCTGCGGGTCAAGCACATCGGCCAGTTCAGTGTACCTTGGCGTCCCAGTGGAGCGCTTAAGCATAGCCTGCTCGCCCCGGCCGAGTGCGTTCATAAATGCGCTAGGCCGCTCGCCCACGCCAAGGGGCTGGCCCAAAATGCTCTGCATCTCCGTCAGCACTTGCGCCTGATTGACAGGCGGCGACATCTGCGCAAACGTTTGACGTGCCTGCCGATACTCGGGGATCAGACCTTCGACTTCTTTGAGAAAATCAGCCTTGACGTTCGAAAGGGTTGCCCGCTCCGTTTTCGATAGCGCCGTCGCGCCAGGTGGCTCATTCAAAACGGCATCCATGCCGATCTTGATGTAGTGCAGCGTGTCGCCTGTGATGCGAGGCACTTGCGCTTGTGCGCCGGTTTGCGTGACGATGCCTGACGGCTGGATGACGAACGGCTGGCCCTCCATGCGGGCAATTTCACGCGCCTTGGCAAGCACGCGGCGCGGCACTCGATCAATCGTTGACTGAAGCCCCGGCGTGATGTTCACGGTCTGCCCGCGCGCAGCCGCATACAGCGGGTCAGTTGCGGCCTTGCGTGCGGCCACTGCTGCCTGCTGATCCGGCGTAACTCCCTGCAATGTCCCGCGACGCGCGGCTTCTTCTGCCTGCGACCTTATTCCGGCAACACCAGGCGCCATGCGTTCTTCGACCATCTGCCCCAGCGCCTGCAACTGCGGGGCTTCGACGCCCGCTGCCGCCTGCCTGCCAGACGCACCAAAAGGGGCCGTTTGCAATTCACGACGCAAAACAGCCAGATTCGACGGCCTGCGACCTTCGTCTGTTGCCGCCTGCCTGACAATTTCTGCTGCGCGCATGGCGGGCTTTTCGCCCCTGACGGCATCAATGATGTTGCCCGCGCCAGCAGCGACTCCGCGCATGCCCACCCCGACCGCCTTCGTCGGCAGCGTCAGCGGGTCAATGATTCTTGACGCCGTACCTAGCGCCGCCGCAGTTTTGGGCGCGACCGTACCCGCAGCAGTTGCCCCGCCTGCAAGCAGTGTAGACAAATCCGCCGCAGCGCCCACGGGATCTGTGGCAATCGTGTTTTTCAGTTGGTCGATGCTGCCGTACCGGTCCTTGTAGAACCCACCCACCGCCTCCGCAGTTTTGACAGCCTCGTCGTACAGGTCTGGGCGCGCACCCATTGAGCGGAAGAACTTGGTGACGGATTCCGGCAAGATGGCCTGCTCTGCCTTGGCGATTCCGCCCGCAGCAGCCATCCCAAGGCTACGCGCCGTCTGCACCGGACTGGTGACGGCCTCGTACAGTTCGCCGGCAAACTTCTTGGCGCTTGACGGAATGTTGCCAAGCGCCTCCATGCCGGTTTGCGCCCATGTTCTGCGAGGGCCGGGGATGCCGGATGGCTGCGCACCAGAAGCCTTGGCCTCCAGTTCAGCCATGCGGCGCAGAGCTTCAAGTTCTTCGCGCTCATTCATTGCGCAGGCCTCCCAAAGCGACGACGCAAAGCTTCAAGCTCTTGTTGCTCTGCCGCCGTCAAACTTCCTGTCGACGGTTGCGTTGTAGGCGCTGTCGCAGGCCCGCGACCCGCGTATCTGCGAAGTTCCGGCCTGTCAAACAGAGATTTGCCACCAGGGCCGTCATACCACGCGTCCTCTGCGCCTTCGTAGGATTTGTTGTTGCGCCACCAGTCGTCAAAGAACTTGCGCTGCTCCAAATCTCTTTGCGCCTGCGCTTTGGCGACATCAAGAATGAACTTGTTTGCTTCGACAGTGTTGCCGAGTTGCGCGCCAGTGGCTTGGATGCGATCCGCGTCGGCTTGCGTTTGAACGCCTTTTTGCTCAAGCTGGCGCTGCAAAACTGTCTGATTCAATGCCGCAGTAAAAGTCTGAGCATCTGTGGCGTATTGCTTTGCTTCCGGCACTCCAAGAGCGCCTAGCAACGAGGCCGCAGCAGCTATTGCCTGCCCGCCCCACTGAGTGGTGAAGCCGCGTTCTAGCGCCATGCGTTGCGTTTCAATCGCAGGCAACGTTCTGGAGGCAAGGCGAGCAGCATTAGAAATCTCTTTGTAGAGTTCGACGTTTCTTTCGCCTCGACCTTTTTTCTCTGCGCTTTCTTGTGCCTCAAGTTTGATTGTGGTTTGCGGAGACGTCGGCGGCGCAGTCAGTCGGGCAATCCTCGCCTCAAGCGGCCCCCGGCGCGGATCACCGGCGGGAAGTTTGGCAATCGCATCTTGCAGGCGCTCAATTTCCGTCGGGGCAAAGTCGCGCGTCGGCTTCGGAAACTGCTCCAGCATTTGCTGCGCCGCGTCCCTGACGCTCTTCTGCGGGTGCGCCAATAGCTGCGTAAGTTGCTCTCGCGTTTTGCCGCCCACCATTTGAACTGCGGGCTGCGGTGCGTCGGGTTGCGCGGGTTGCGCAGGCGTTGCCGTTGGCGCGGGGATTAACGCGTTTGACGCTCCGGCCGCTTGCGGCTGGGCAAACGCCTGCCGGAACATCTTTTCTTCCCGCGCAGCTTCCAACATTTTCATGCCAAACTGCATTTGCTCGGGCGTGCCGTTCCTCACGAACCACTGAGCGACACCTTCGGGATCCAGATTCTGCTGCCGCATCTGCGCCAACGCATCCCGCTGGCGCTTCTTCTCTTCCATCTCAAAGCGGCTTGTCTCCAACTGCCGCATCGCATTGATGCCGGGGGCGATGGCGGCCAGAGACTGCATGCGGGATTCCCGCATGGGAATCTGCACCGGAAGAATGTTGGCGACGGACAGCGGGATGCTGGGGTTGATAGGCATGATCAGTCCTTAATCGCCAAAGGCGCGACCGTAGATGTCGCGGAACAGCTGGTTCTGTTGCTGCTGATTGGCGAAGTTTGCAAACGCATTCGCCGCAGTGTTGATGCCCTGAGTGTAAGCGCTGGTGCGGCCCACGCGCCCTGCCGCTAGGGCATTTGCCTGCTGCGCCAGAGTCTCGCCTGCGGCAGAGCCGAATTGCTGGCCGGCAGCGCCGAGTTGCGCCCCAGTGGTTTGCCCCAAGCCGGCAATGTTCGCCAGTCTGTTGTAGGCACTCCCATACTCCTGCGATGCCACATCCTGCGCGTACCGCTGGCCTGCCTTGATTGCGCCGCCGGACAGCATGTTGCCCCGCGCCGCTTGCAGGCGCTCGAGCGCTTTCATACCCTCGCCAAGCCGGAAGGCGTAGCCGGGGTCCATCTCCAGCAGTTGCTGCCCGCCGGTTGCCGTCTGGCCGCCGAGGCCCATGACGCCAGTCAGTCGACCGAGTGCCGCAGTACCAGCCTGCTGATACGGCTCCAGCAAGCCCTTCTGGTACTCAAACATTTCGCGCTGGAGGGCGAGCGCGTTCTGGGCCGCCGTGGCCTGCGTCTGCGCCGCTTCCTTCGCGGCCTGGCCTTGGAAGTACCCACCCGCCAGCCCACCGAAAGCACTCAGCGCCATCGCGCCGGCAGGCGTGCCGAGGTAGCTCAGGAAGTCGTCCACGGCTTTGATGCCGGTGAGACCTGCGGCAGGCGTAATCGCGGAGCCCGCTGCGGCCGCACTGCCGACCGGCAGCGCAGATCCAGCAGCAGCGCCCGCCCCCAGCGCGCCGCCCAACGCAAGCCCGCCGGTATCCAGTCCCCCGCCGCCAGTGGTGCCGGCAGTGATACCGCCGCCGCCCGCTACGATTGCGTCGAGGCCACCCGGCGTGGTGATCGCCCCGGCCTCGCCAAGCCCAGCGCCTGCGGGTACGGTCAGGCCGCCGCCCACGGTGCCGGCAGCGCCAGCACCCAATGCTCCGGCGCCCAACGCCCCAGCGCCTGCTGCGGCGGTGCCGAGGCCTGCGCCGGTAGTTCCTGCCGCCGGCAAAGTGCTGCCAGCCAACGGACGCTCCGCAAGCGCGTTCGTTTCTACAGTGGCAATGCCGCCAGCAGGTGTCGTAGGCGTTACGTCTTGAAAGCCCACCTCTTGGTAGCCGCCAAGATTGCCGGCCTCTTCAAGCGCGCCAAATGATGGGGTTAGCGCATTGACAACGTTGCCGGTAGCGGGTGCAGTGATTGCGCCCGACTGACCCAGTTCGCTTGCAACTTGCGCGAAGGCAACGTCGTGCGGCATTCCCATTGCTCGCAAGTCGTTGTATCTAGCCAGTCTAATAGCGCCTTCCTCTGGGTATGCGTTGTTAAGAATGGTTCCGCCAACATTCGCCCCACCAACTTCAACCCCCGCCAGATTGTTCGCCACATCCCCCGTGGCCCCAGCCGTCGCATCAACGCTGCTGGCAATCTGCTCCAGTTCACTGGGCGCCAAATCTTTGACGAAATCAATGGCGTCCTGGATGTAGGGCTTGACCAGACTGGAAGCCGCGCCAACTGCGCCACCCGTCAGGGCGTTCTTGATGACGTCTTCTGCATCGCCGCCAGCGAGCGCAGTGCCCGCGCCAGATGCAACGGCAGATCCGATGGCAGATTGCACCGTTGCGCTAGCCGTCGGCGCAATTGCCGCGCCAATGGCACTTGCGTTTGCCGTGAGCGCAATCTGGGCAAACGGAACAATGAATTGCTTGAACATCATGGAGCCAATTGACCCCTCGCCCACGCGATATTCTTGAACCGGGTTGCCCGCAGCATCCAGCACGCCAAGCTGAATGCTGTGGCTGCGAGAACTGCCCCAATTGCCTTTGTCTCTGGACGGGTCGTAAGCTAGCTTGATGTTGCGCCCATTTAGGGTATTTTGAATAGTGCCAAAGTCCCAAGTTGGGACAGTAACACTATCATACACTCCGTCGCCTAAAGAAACTTGTCTTTGCCCTCCACCCGTGGGCGCAACATTAAGTTGACTCATTGCCGAAGTAGCTGCGCCATACAATTCCAATAGCGCGCCCTTCTCGTTTTTGTTTAACGCTGCAAGATTAGATCCAACAAGCGAGACGTCTCCAAAAGGCCAATTAACTTGTACGCCCTGAACGCCTCCTTTGGAGGCAAGTTCTTCAAACGTCATCCATGCCATGATTTACCTCACCCAATCCGCCAGTTAGTGCCGTCGCTGAACACCGGGACGACGTTTGCGCCGCCCCCGGCAACGATTGCGTGGAAAGTCGTTGCGTTGGCATCCGTCACCACGGCCCGTGCGCCTGCGCCAGCAGTGCCTGCGGCAACCAGCGCTGCCACAGTCTGGGTGCCATTGTTGATCCACTTTGCGCCGGCAGTCAGCGTCAGGCCTGGCACGCGCAACGAGGTCACGCTGCTGTTGCCAAGGGTGATTTCGTTGCTGACCGTGGCGCTGGAAACGTCGGCATCGTAGCCGATGACGGTGTTGTTGCTGCCAGTGGTCAGCGAGTTGCCTGCGGCGTATCCGACTGCGGTGTTGTTGGCGCCCGTTGTCAGCAGCAGCGCATCCGAGCCGACAGCGGTGTTGCCCGCCCCGGTGACTGTGGCATTCAGCGCCCGATATCCAACGCCAGTGTTGTAGTTGACCGTCGTCGCCGCCGACAGCGCGTCATACCCCACAGCAGTGTTGTAGTCACCACTGGTGCAGGCATCCAGCGCCTGCGAACCCACGGCTACGTTTTGGATGCCGTCAGTGTTGCTGGTCAGCGCGTTGTACCCGGCAGCGGTGTTGTTTGACCCCGTGGTGTTGCTGTCCAGCGCGGTGTCGCCCACCGCAATGTTCGTAGCCACGCTGCCCGCGCCTAGGCCAACGGCGATGCCGATTTCCTTGGCGAGCTCAAACGACGCGAAGATGTTGTCGTCCGTCTTGATCGTCACGCCCAAAGACGTCTGCAGCACGAACTTGTACGACGAACCTGACGTCAACCAGATCTGCGCTGGCGTGCGGCCCGCGCTGTCCAGCACGATGGGATTGGCATTGGCCGTGCCGCCCGTATAGGTCGTGTACGTCGCCGCAGGCGTGGTCGTGCCGGCAGCGTAGGTGTAGATCAGCCCACCCGCCAGCGGATTGCCGTTGTTGTCGAAGAACTGGGCGCCTGCGCCTGCGTACTGGGAGAGAGAGACTGCCATCAGGGCCTCACTGTTGAATCTGGGTGACGGTCACAAGCACAGCAGCCGCCGCCGGGGCGTAGGCCGTGGCAGCGGCAGCAATAAGCGACAGCGCGGTGTCCGAGACGGCCCACATGAGTTCCACGTAGTCGTTGGCCTGCAGCGAAAAGAACTGCGATGAGTTGATTGTCGCAAAACCACCGTTGCTGTCCACCGATACAATAGCCGTGCTGTTTGTGTAATCGCTAGTGCCGTTTTTGCGGAACCAAACACGCCCGTTTTTGGGTGATGAATTGCTTGACGTGAGCTGATACCGCACCGTGAACTGATACAGACCAGACTGCGGCACCGTCAGTTGCGTCAGCGGAGAGCCCGCTAGCGTCACGCCCTCTGCAATCTGCGTAGTGTCTAGCGCAATCGCGTAGGCGGTGTCAGCCAACGCAGCCGTCAGATTTGTTGTGCGCGTGAACTCGCCGTAGTACTTCTGCTGCTCAATGGTCGGCCGCACGAAGATGTCGCCCGCAGTGGCACTGCTGATCAGCACTGCTGCTATCGGGATCACGTTGTCTGGCGCAGTGGGCTTGACGTTAGTCAGCGCCCCGGCAGCCGTTGGGCTGGCGTACAGGATGTCGCCTACGCTGAACGCGCTGGTGTCGATGCCGCTGACGTTGCCCCAGACGCAGCACAGGCCCGTGGCGCCGCTGTCCGGCAGTTCCTCGGCCATGATGCCTAGGATGTACAACGACGGCTGCGACCCGTCAGCCAGGTACGGCGCGACCGACAGCACGTTGTTCGACCCCACGCCCGCGAAGCCGACAACCGTGCCCTTGGGGATCGTGGAGCCCGTGGTGTTCTGCACCACGGTGTACTGCAACAGCGAAGCGTCCTCGATGGACGACTGTAGCAGTTGGAAAAACCGGAACCACGCTCGCGTGGCCAGCGCCCCTCGATCTACAACCGGGTCGCGCTGAGACGGAACGCGCGGCGCTAGATCCATCTCACGCGCTCGTCGGGGTGGCGGACAACTCCGCACCCATAATGGCGATCTTCACCGGATCCGTGCCACTGATCTCGTACACCCGATCCCGCAGTTTGGTTGTCATGCCCAGCCGCCGCCAGATGACGCGCTTGCCGTACTCGCCGAGCTTGCCCATGCCGGCCCAGTGCTCGTTGCTCCAAGTGTGGCCGCCGTCGTCGGACCAGCGCAGCATGACCTGGGCGGGATCTGGAAGAAATCTTTCAAAATATGTCGCCCTAAGATAGTACAGAGAGACGGACGGTGCTGTGGGCGACGACAAATCTGCCAAGCCGCCAAGAGTAATGTATGTGGTGTTTGTTGTTGGCGTAAAAGTTACCGTAACTTCGCCGCTGTCTGATTGCAAATCATACGGCAACGGATAAGATACATATTCGCTTGAATTTGCTGACAGTCCGCATCTTATGTAACCCGTTCCGGCGCTTGCAACGCTAAATCTAAAAACAAAAGTAATTTCTTTGTTTGCTGGAGATGTTAGAACATAAGATGCGTATAGATTTGTTGGAGATGTAAATGACGAAACGTACAAAAGCGCTGGCGTTCCAAGGGAAACATCGACAAAAGACGATGGGCCGGCTGTCCATGCAAGAGCGGCGGACGGTGAAAACGGAAAAAACAAATTTGCTGCAACTATTGGCTTAATTAACTGGTCGGTTGTTCCGGTTTCGCAATCCAGTTGCAACATGTGTTGCGCCGTTCGTTTTAGGTTGTTTTGCCCCGTAGGCAGCGCGCGCCAAGACCGCAACCAACGCTGCGCATCTTCGTTATCGTCGTACACATCGGAATCAAACGCATACAGATTTGCGTTCTCCCAGTCCCCCACCAGCACCTGCCCCGCAAAATTTGCCTGGCAGTTACTGCGATGCCGCCGGAACCGCACGCCGTCCCAGAACGCCCGCTCGTGCCACGCGCCTGTGGCCACGTCAAACACCCACGTCGCCTGTGCGGTCGGGAACGTCAGCACATAAAACGAGTGCCCGTCCTGCTGGTACGAATAGCCGATGGCGTCGTTCAGCACGTTGTACTGCTGGATCTGCCACTCGATGGCGTGCGTGCTGACGCGCTGGGCGTTGTAGCCCTGATTGCGGTACACGATGCCGTTGCCGCGTGCGTCAGAGCCCAGCCAGAACACGCTGTTGTCCAGCTTGGCCACGCTGTACGGCGCGAGGCACCCAGTCTCCATGAACGCGCCGTCAATGCGCGCCAGCGGGAAATCGGCCAAGCCGGCGTTGTACCAGACCTCCACAGTGTTATTGCCGAACAGCCAAACCTCGCGGTGGTCGACCATCAGCGACACCACGTCGTCCGGGTTGCCCTCGGCGCTGGCAAAGTCCAGCGGGTCAATGGCTGTGCCGTCGTTCAGCGACGTCACCCAGAAGCGCTGGCTGTTGGGCTCGTTGAACACGAAGTACCCGTCCAGATAGCCCACGGTGACAGCACCGGGAAAGTCCGGGTCTGTGATCTGCGCGAACACACCCGTGCTGGTGTTGTAGATGAACGCGTCGGGGTTGCAGGCCACGAACAACTGAGTGCCGTTATCGGACATGCTGACCGGCCCGCTGCCGTTGATCAACCCCAGTTCCGTGGCCGCAAAGTTCCCATCTACGCGGTACAGTTTGCCGCCAGACGCAACGTACAGGAAGTCGCCGAACTTCCACATCCCCCGGATCGGGCCTTGCCCCACTGTGGCCACCAGCCTCAACCCAGGGCACCGCTGCAAGAACGCAGGCTCTTTGCCGGCCTCCGGCACGATTTCCGGGAACAGGTTAACCATGCGGCTGTCCGCAGCATTGACGCTGCGGGCCACATAGGATGATCCGAGAATCGGCGTTTTCACGTCGGCATACCCGTGTAGACGTTGAAGCGCTGCATCCTGCGGTTGATCAGGTTGTACGGCAGGCTCATCAGATCGTCAGGGTTGTTGATGCGCTTGAGGTTGCGCTTCGACGCCATCGCAATGCGCTGCACCGTGGGCGGCGGCTCAACGCCGAATTCGTTGGCGATCTCGACGGCCAGGTTGTACTTGAAGCACCGCAGATACCCAGGCGGAAACGCCAGCGCGGTGTTCAGCGTGGCTGGCTGCGCCAGTTCTTCGACGCTGACGATGTGATACTCCAGCGCCTTGTTGGCTACCGGGTACACCGTCATCGTAATGTCCGGGTAGGTCATGTTGGTAAACATGACCTGCGGATACGTCGAGCTGTTCGTCTTCAGCGCAATGCCGTTGTACTGCTGCTGGTTGATGAACACCAGCCCGAACGAGATCCCCGACTCGGGATCGCGGAAGTACGTCGACGGATCCAGCATCACGGGCCGGTTGCCAACAAAGTTTCCGCTTGGCCCCAGTGTGCGCGAGGCCGTGTTTGCCGGCCACGTGAAGACCTGATCCTGCGTCGAGAACACCGACAGGCGTTCAATCGACCAGGAATCAATCATCTGGTTAAGCGCCGCAAGAGCATCCTGCGACGTTTCGGCCGACGGGGTTTCACCCTCGGCCAGTTGACCAATCAGCCTCAGTGCTGCATTGATCTGGTCACCCGCTGTGGTGGACATCGGCAGACTCCATACGCCTGCGCCTGATCATGCGGTTCACCGGAAACTCGGGTTCGGACTCAGGCGCCCCCGGAGTATACCGCTCCCACCCGTTTTGTTCGTCGTATTCTGCTTCCAGATCCAACGTGGCAATTTTGTAGCCGTGGACAGGATGCTTCAGGTAGATGGTTGCCATAGGTCGCCTCCGGGCTGTTGCCGCAAGTACGTGTGGAAGTTGCCCGGGTACGAGCAATCAGCGCTGTGGTGATCGAGCTGCAGATCTGGCACCAGCCAAGCGTCCTCGCCCATTTCTTCCCAACGCCGGCAGAAGGCGTAATCCTCACCCCACCACACGCCCTTGTGTGCGCCGTGGTTAAACAGATCCACGCTCAAGCGATATTTTTCGCCGTAACACAGTTCCGGGTAAGCGGTCATAAAACGGTCCACTGCGGCCGTTGTGACCTTCAGGAAGCCCGCAGGTAGCAGACGCGCTTTGATCGCGCCATCGGCCCGTACAACGGGCGTGCCGCCATGCGTGCTGTGGATAGTGCCCATGTAGGACACCTCATCGGCTTTGAACCGATAGGTGCCACCAACGACGTCACCTTCGGTTTGCACCAACTTCAGCATATCGGCTGGACGCCAAGACAGGTCGTGGTCGATGAAAACCACAATGTCTGCCTTGGCATCCAACGCTTTGCGCAGCATGGTTGCCCGTGCCGCGCTGATGTACGGGTTGCCTACTTCGTTGACCATCCCATGCTCAATGCCAGCGGCATCAAGCAACGGCAGGGATGCTTCCAAACTGTCAAGGCACTGCTGATAAGGCCGCTTGACAGTCGGCACGCAGAAGACAACCCTCGGCATTACGCCGCGCCCTTCCAAAGGCCCAGGCCGGTCAGCGTGGCTGCAACCTCGGCGCTGAACGCGGCAAGGTTGCTGCCCACGGTGATGTAGGACGAGGCCGACACCACCGACGCGGCTTGGATGGCTGCAGCGCGCTGGGTTGCCGGCGTCTTGCCGTAAAAGCCCAACGTGCCAGAAGCCGACGGCTGCACAGCCACGGGCTGGCCGGCGCGGCCGACGTTCAGGGTTTCGGCGGTGTTGCCGTCGCCAATCTGTTCGCCGTCACCGATTTTCGGAGCAGAGAAAGTCATGATGCAATTCCTTTCTGGCGCTTACGCGCCGCCTTTCCACAAGCCGAGGCCCGTGAGGGTGGCGTTCACTTCGGCGGCCCATGCCGCCAGATTGGAAGCCACGGAGATGTAGGACGAAGCCGAGACGACCGAGGCCGCCTGAATCGCCGCTGCGCGTTGCGTGACGGGCGTGGTCCCGTAGAACCCGACGGTGCCGCCGGCTGCGCCGACGATTGCACCATCGAGTTGCTGGTCCTCGTACGCCACACCAATGGGCTTGGTGTTCGGCATGTCGATTACCCCCAGAGACGAACAGCCATCTGCGGCCGGATCACGGAGTACCCGTACAGGACGTCAATACGACACGGCATCCGGTCGTTGTTGATGTCGTACTGGCGCACGATCCGCATCGAGATGCCGTTGTGGACCTTGCGCGAGGCCATGTCCACGCCTTGCGGCAGCAGAAGGTCAGCAGTCGCAAACGTGATCGCATCTTTGTGATAGATCAGGTTTTGCGCGTACTGGCCAGCAGCAGAGCCCAGCATCGTGATGTCGGCGTTGTCGGCCGGGAAGGCGGTCACCGTGGCCAGAGCGTGCGACGAGGTGTACAGCGCCGGGGAGAACTTCAGCGTGCCGCTGGACGAAGCCGTCAGCGCCTCGGTCACCACGAACTGCTGCAGCGAGCCGGTGGACTCACGCGTCTGCGGGTTCACCGCATACACGCCCTCGATCGTGAACACGTCGCCGACGTTCCAGGTCTTGGAAGACCCGGTGAAGGTGATGTTCAGTTGCGAGGTGCCCTGGGTGGTCGTCGTGCCGTCCACTTCGATCGCAGTACCCCAGTCGCCGTTGGTGTGCTGCTTGATCGACTGAGACATGTTGATCTCGTCGTACCCGAGGATGCCCTCACCCATCATGCCGTTCTTGAACTGGCGCGAGATGGTCGAGGTCGGGTTGAAGAGACCCTTCATGCCTTCCACCAGAGCCGCGTTTGCCGCCGGGTTGACGGTGACGTAGCGCGGGCTCATCACGGCAGCAGCCTCGTTCAGCTTCTGGTTGCCCTGCAGCAGCACCAGGCTGGTCGCAGGCGTCGTGCCGGGGGTGCCGACCGACTGGTAGATGCTCTTGAACGAGTTGGCGACGTCAGCGTCGATGCTGGCAGCCAGTTGCGACACGCGCGGCTTCAGGATGCGATCAGCGAAGTCGTCCAACGACAGAGCCATCTCGGCAGACGTGAAGTTCACGCCGATGTGCTTCTGCGAGGAAATGGTCAGCGTGGTCTGCTGCTCATTGACCTCTTGGACGCCCAGGGCAGCACCATCAGTGACCAGCGCACGATCCGGCAGGCGGATGCGCAGCGTGTCGCCGATTTTGGCGCCTTCGACGGCAAACGAGCTGTCGTATTGGCGGTTGACGTTGCGGGTGAGAACGAGATTGTTTTCCAGGATCTCCAACGCTTTGTTGGTGATCATGTCAATCGTGAGCAAACTTTGAGCCACGACAATTCCTTTCAGAAATTAGCGGACGCCACGTGCCTCAGCGTTGCGCATCTGCCGCAACCTCTCAGCCTCAATCCACTCACTCGTAGTCATGTTCTTCACAGACCTCGGGTCAGTGGTGTCATACGTCGTAGACGCAGACCGAGCGGTAACGGGTTTGATGGGCGACGGAGCCGCAGTGGTTTTCTTGGCGGGCGGATTGGACGAAACCTTCGCCTCAATCTTCCCGATCTCTTTGGCCTGCAGAAAAGCCGGCAGCTTGGAAATCCGCTCCGCTTCCTTGGGGTTTGAGCCCAAGTAGTAGGCGATGTCAGGCCCGATGTCGGATGCCTGAATCGTCTGCGCCATCAGAGTCGTGATCGGCAACCTCGGGTTCAGTGCGACTTGCTCGAAATCGTCGTACTTTTCCCGCGCAGCCTCTTCGCGCTCCTGATATGACTCCAGCAGGGTTTCCTGTTGGCGCCGCAGTTCCTGCTGCTGCAACAGTTCTTGCGCCTTGCGTTCGGCGAGCGCTTGCGCGTATTCGTCGACGCTGGCAAACTGGTCAGCAGTAGGTGCTGGCGTAGCCGTGACAGGTTTTGCCGCCGGGGCAGGTTGCGAGAGCTTCCTTTCCCACTTGCGCTGCTCTTTTGCGAGCCGCTTGGTAATCAGCGCATCGACTTCCTCTTGCGTGAAAGTCCTGTTCTGCTGATCGACCGGCGTATCAACAGCACTTTCCGGGGCGGCCGTCGCCTCGGGTGCTTGCACGTCTACCGCTGGCGCGGCATCCGCTACGGGCAGTTGATCTGCGTCCATTTGATTCCTGTGGAATCCCCGGTCAGCCTGGCCGGTAAGGATGCGCGGAATATACCACGCGAATTACTCGCCGCGCGCCTCGCGTTCCATTGGGGCGTTGCGGTATCCGTATTTCAGAAGCTGGTAGGCATAGGTCGCGTAGTATTTCACCGTACCCATGCGCCGCCATTGCTTCCAGTGCGCCTGCTCATGCCGGATCAGACTGTCGCTGTACATGTGCTCCGGCAGGATGTAAATCCCGAACGGAGCCAAGGCCACGCCCGCAAAGCCCGTGCGGCGCAGCACCCACGCAATCAAGCCACGAGCAGGCTTCGGGGTCATGTCAGTCCGTCATGCCCGCAGGGGTGCGCTCCTGCTTGATCTGCGCTTCGCCCTGGGCCTTGATGCGCGACCAGAGGTCAACGACGGCCTCCAGCGGTAGCTTGCCCAGCCCCGCCATGATGAGGTTGACGTCGTTGACGGACAGGTCAGAAAGGTTGATCTTGATGTCGTTCATGTGGATTAAGCCGCCCAAGGCAGCGGAGGCTGAATGACCGGGGGATTGATCTGCGCTTCGATCTGGCCAGCGACAGCAGCCTCAGTGGCGTCCTTGTCGACACCGTTGGCCCACACCCAGCCCAGCACTTGATCTTGCGTCAGATCGGCATAGGGAGTGAATGGGTCGCCGGGTTGCCCGAAGCTGG